GTGAGTTCGTTGGTAGTATTATGAACCTCAACACCGGATGCAAACACACGAGAAGCACCGCGATTATATCGCGTGTTAACTGACATGTGTTGCATAGTATTAGTCCCACCTGTTCCAGCAGTTGGACCGGTGAATGGGTTCGTATTCGCATTTGTGGGTTGCGAGTGGATGTTGATCCCAAAAAGAGACCCTCCACTCGAACCACTCGGCGTGGCGAAATTAACAATAACGCCCGCCGAAGGTGACGCATAACCGATATTCACATAGGAATCCGGTGACGTCAACCCATCAACACCATACGCCAAATTATTGAAGTACGGCGAATTAAAGATGTGGCAGTCCCACAAGGCGGAACCTGTAATGCCGCCTGGCGCCTGTATAGTGACAGATTGCTTAACGCACTGCACGACAGAATTCGAAGCCGTTAAATCTGGCCAACCCAAAGGGTCGACTTCAGAATCATGAAATGGATCCAACGTCGCAATGACAGAGTCAGTCGACGAAGGTTCCATGCCGATACGGCTACCAATACGCGCCATCATAGCATCATAACGGGCAGTACGCTGCATTTCCTTTTTAAAGAGCAGTCACCTTACTCTTCGGGGAGGTAACCCCCAAGAAAGTCGTACACTTCCCGACTGCACGTGGACTCAAATCCACAATACAGATTTGCGAGTTCAGAATCACTCATGTACACATTTAATATGTGCTCATAAGGAATTGACCCACCCTTTGGAATATTAACCGATCCAACCAGCTCTTTAGCATGGTTCTTCCAACAATATGAAATAAAGTCCCAGATTAACTCCCTGGACTTAAGATTCGGCCAAGATTCCATTCTCAATGCAAACGCACGAAGAAGCGACCAACGAATATCCTTAGACGTTGACGCAAACAGTAATGAATCCATCGTTTTTTCAAACTCTGGCACCGGAAGATACCTTCGAAATTCCGGAAAATACTGTGTTGTATGACTTAGAAAATCCAAGTCAACAACCTTTCGTGGTTCCCAAGTATCTGACTTCGTCGTAACACCGATAGAAGTCCAGACCTCAGCAACAGCCTTACCTGTAAACCAACTCAACCAAGAATCGGCAACAGAGTAACTGTTGTCATCACCACACATTTTAGCGCACACATGGCGCTTAAAATTGAGGCGGGAGCATTGACGATCCTCCAAAATAAACATCTCTTCTTCAAGAAGATCCTCCTCATGAGGATCCGGACAGCGTGCCAATTGAGCACGCCTAATCCGAATCTGCTTAATCCTATCCAAATCGGATAGGAACATCGATCGCCAAATTTTAATATACGCGTAATAAAAAATCCGCGTAAGCCCCTGAGTATTATCGACAATTGTGCAATTTTGACCGCTCGGATTACCTGTATCCTTGCAAATCACATCACCCTGTGGTGTGACCATCATTGTATAAATGATATCAAAATAGAGATGAATCAAACGATTCCAATTCTCTACAGTTTGAAATTGCTGCTCCAAAAAATTGAAGCGCATCTTCATCTGTGCCCACAACTGCCGCCTAAAAAAGGATGAATCATAATCTGACTCGTCCAAGGCCCATCCAACGTTGAAGC